TACTGGAACTGTTTCACGCGCTACCGCTTAAGTCTGACTTTTAGGTTAGAGTGATTGTATGAATCAGATAACTCTTACAATCAATTTTGTTGATGGAACTTCTTATGAAGTCAAAACTGCTGCGGGCGATATTGTCAAATGGGAAACTTATTTTGACTTGGGGATAGACAAACTTGAGAAGGTCACTCACCTGCTTTATTTGGCTTGGCTGACTGTGGTTAGACTCAAGAAAACTAGCGATACTTTTGAAGGCTGGATTGACACTGTTGGCGATGTGCAGGTTGCAGACCCAAAAGAATAAGCAGTTTAGGTGTTGATTCTCATCATTGGTTGATTGCGAATCTTGCTGTTGCTACTGGTATTGCTCCGTCAGTTTTGCTTCAAGAATCAGATCGGATGTTGAATACTATGTTGTTTGCTCTCAAACATCAAAGGGGCGGTAATGAGTAGCGATGTCGTATTTAATGTCAAGGGTCTAATCAAAGATCTTGAGGCTCTTCAACCTGGCATGAAGAAACAGCTTGTTAAAGATTCTAAGGATGTTGCTAAACCTATTGCTTCAACGATAAAGTCTGCTATCCCTACTGTGGCTCCACTATCAGGTATGAAGAGTGATGGTCGTGTTGGTTGGGGTAAGGGTAAGCCTGCTAATGCTGTGTCTATCAGGTTTAGGACTGGTCGCTCAAGGGTTAGGGCTGTAACGCCTTTGGTTGCGATTTGGATTACTTCACCTATGACTGCTATCGCTGATGTTGCAGGTAAGGGCGGTTTTCGTAAAGCTCGCACTGTCACTAGTGAATACGCCTATAAGGATGGCACTAGAAGACATAGAGTTACTTCTCAAGGTCAAGTTATGGTTCGTAAACTTAAAGAGCGTAATCTCAATAATTTTATTTATCCGCAGGTTGAGGATTCGTTGCCTAATGCGGAGCGTCAAGTAAAATTAGTTATTGAACGCTATGCCTCTAAAGTGAACAGGAAACTCAACTAATGTCTGTAATAGTAAAACTATTATCTAAGTTTGATGACTCAGGTATTAAGAAGGCTAAACATTCTTTTAGCGGTTTGAAGCATGCTATCGGTGCTATTGGTATTGGTATTGGTGTAAGTCAAGTCACTGATTTGCTTTTAGAGTCTGCTAAGGCTGCTTCTGCTGACTCTAAGTCCACTTTGTTGTTGAATACTCAGTTGGAGAAGAACGCTAAAGCAACTAAAACACAGATTAAACAGGCCGACAAGTTTGTTGAGAAACTATCTTTACAAACAGGTATTCTTGATGACGATTTGAGGCCGAGTTTCGGTAAGTTGGCGAGAGCAACTAAGGACACTAGCAAGGCTCAGGATCTGTTGAAGTTGTCTTTGGATGCTGCAACTGTTTCGGGTAAGCCTTTGGATTCTGTGGCTTCAGCGATGGCTAAAGCGTTTAATGGTAATACTACTTCTTTGATTAAGATGTTCCCTGAGTTGAAGAAGTCTAAAGATTTGTTTGGCGATTTGAAAACTGAAGTTGAGGGTGCAGCAGTACAGCAGGCAGATCCGTTTATGAAGTTCAATAATAGCATTGACATTCTAAAGGAGAAACTTGGGGCAGTTATTTTGCCTATGATTGTTGATTTTGTTACTGAGATGACTAAGCCTGGTGGAATTGTTGAAACTGTTGGCAAATTCTTTGAACAGTTGTCTAACCCTAAAACTAAACCAGGCAAGATGTTTGTGGACATCAAGAACGCGGTGAAAGATGCTTTTGGTTATGTGAAAGATTTCTTTGCTTTGTTTGGTAATGGTGATGCGATGAAGGGATTCGGAAATGTTGCTTCCGCGCTAGTTAAAGCCTTACCTGCTTTGATTGCTTTAAAGGGAATTATGATGCTCGCTAATGCGGGTAAAAGTATTGCAAACCTAGTCAAAGCTATGGGTTTGATTGCAGCAGGAAATGCGGCTGGTGGTGGTGCTCCAGAGGGATTCTTTTCAAAACTTACGACTAAAAACAAACTTCTTGGGGTCGCATTGATGTGGTCTATTCCTTTGATTTTTTCAACTGAAGTATTTGATGCTTATGATAGGGCATTTCAAGATCCTAAGGGTCGTCAAAAGTTAGCTGACGCTGGTCAGAGAATCGTTGCTCCATCGAAGTTTCTTCCTCAAGCTCAAAATGGTATTTTTGTTGATAAGAATGGTTATGACAGTTCAGGTAATTTTGTTGGAAGAAATGATGCTGCTTCAAATAAGCCTATAAATAATGGGCCTGTGACAGTTAATGTCTATTCGACTAATGCTGATCCTAAAGCGGTTGTTGATGCTGTTTCTAAGTATGTGAAAACTAATGGTGGTGTTCCTTCTGCTTGGGGTATTCCTAAAGGCACTGCAATGCACTATGGTGGGCACTAATGGCTTTGCCTACTTATCTGGTTGAAATAAGTTTTGGATCTAGCGGTTATGTTGATGTTTCATCGTATGCAGGAAATGTCACAATCTCTAAAGGTGTTGCACGACAGTTAGATGACTATTCGGCTGGAACATTATCCATAACTTTTACTAATAATGATCGCACTTTTGACCCGCTAAACACTAGCTCTATCCTCTGGTATACGACTGGCGGTTATACGATGGTTCAACCTGGCGGGAAGATTCGTGTTTCTGCTAACGGTATAAGAGTTTTTACTGGTTTCATTCAGTCATGGGATTTCACTTATGGGGAAGCAGGTTTTGATGGGAACGCTACTGTCACTGCTTTAGATGAAATGTTTAAGGCTTCTAACGCTAAGTTTTCTGCTGGAACTGAAGGTGTAGTTCAAGATACAGGCTCAAGAGTCAAAGACATTCTGAACGCTAATAGTTTTGGTGCTTCAGAGTATTCGCTTGTAACTTTCGGTAAAACTGTTTTGGGTGCAGATTCACATAATGCTGGCGATAATGTGCTCAGTTATTTGCAGAATGTTGCTCGCTCTGAGCCTGCCGACTTATTTGCTAATGCTTCAGCTGTAATGGTTATGAAGGATCGTAGTTTCGCTAACTTGTCGTGGACTAATACTGTCCGCAATAATTTGATTGTTTATCCTGGCACTGCTACCGCTACTCTTCCTATTTGGAATGGTGGAACTAACTCTTATGCGCCTTATGGTTCTGATGGTTGGATGATGGGTGGAAGAAGTTCAACTGTCACTTCTCTCTATGGTGGGACACCGAACTGGGCTTCAGTGAATACTTTTACTAACAAATATGAAATGTATTTTTGGGAGATAAACCCCCCTAAATATAATCCTTATTCTGTCGCTTCTTATCCTTATGGTTTCTCTGTCTGGTTGAGGGGCAGTGCTTTGCTTTCAGCTCAAGGTGGTGTTGGTGGCACTGTTGCTCTGCTAGATCAGTATGGCAATATTCTGCAAAGTAACGCTTTTGCTGCTGCTACTGCTGCTAATGCTACTGCTTGGAAACAGTTCACTATAACTAATACTTATTCGGGTTCAGATGTTGCTGGTGTGAGTGTTCGCTTTAGTGCAGGTGGAACGGGTGCAGCAAACTATTTTTATGGTGATGGCTGGCAGTTAGAGCGTAGTGGTAGTGCTTTGCCAAACTATTTTGACGGCAACTATAACCCTTATACTTCTTCTTCAACACCTTATGCTTCTGGTTCGACTGTGAATAGTGTTGCTTGGAGTGGAACTGCTTATGCTTCATTCTCAGGCCTTGTTTCTAGTGTTGCCACTGCTATCTCAGCTCCAACTATCTATACTTTCGCTGATGCGAATAGTCAGGGCACTGCTTATGGTAATGGAACAGGTATCCCGTTTATGGATATTACTGTCGCTTATGGTGGGGAGGAACTGTATAACAGCATTTCAGTTGTTGGAATGAACGCTACTGCGACTGCTTCAGATACTGCACTTATTTCACGCTATGGACTGCGTGAATACACTCAAGGCGATAATTTGACTACTTCAACTACTCAACCGCAAACTATTGCAAACAGTTATTTGACTGCCTTTGGATATCCTGAATATAGGGCTGAGTCTATGGTTGTTGCTGTCGAATCTTTGTCTAGTGCAGATCAGAATCGTGTTTTAGCAATTGAATTGCGTGATGTTGTTAGGGTCGCATTTCAACCTTCAGCGACAGGTTCGGTTGTCGCTAAGAAGTATGAGGTGCTTGGCATAGATAGTAACGCTGACCCTGAGAGACATCATATTACTTTCCGTTTAGGGTCGCTCCAGAATTTAGGCTTTACCTTCTAACCCTGTAAACTTATGATTTAGGAGAATATATGAGTGAGCCAACTAGACCAACTAATCAGACTTTGCTGTTGCAGATTGTGCGTGACATCGAAATTTTGAAGGCTAACTCTATTCAGATTCTTGAGGCAAGCAAAGATCACGAGAATAGGATTCGTGATTTGGAGAAGCAACAGAATCGAACTGCATGGATTCCTGCTTTGATTACTGCTCTTGTTACTTCTGTCGCAGTTTTTTTGATTAGTAGAGGTTTAAAATGATTAATCCTGGAACATACAATATCACTGCTTATCAGGGTGCGGATTGGGATAGAACTTTTACTATCACTCAGTCGAGCACAGCCTTGAATTTGACGGGTTATTCTGCTGCTATGCAGGTTCGTGAAGCAGCTGATTCGACTGCATATTTGTTGTCTTTGACTTCTGGGTCAGGTATTACTTTGGGTGGCACTGCGGGAAGTGTTGCTGTGGCTATTACTTCGGCACAATCTTCTGCTCTGTCGGCAGGTTCTTATGCTTATGATTTGGAGTTGATTGCGGGTGCAGGTTCTGTTACTCGCTTGTTGCAGGGTGCTTTCACTGTTGTAGGGAATGTGACTAGATGAGTGATGTTGTTGTTAGCGTTACAGATTCAACAACTGATGTAACTGTCTCTGAGCAGAGCGTTGCTGTCGCTATAACTGAATCTACAACTCAAGTTTCTGCTTCTACTGTCGGTTTGCAAGGTATTCCAGGTGCAACAGGAGCCACAGGTGCGACAGGAGCAACAGGAGCCACAGGGGCAACAGGTGCGACAGGTGCTTCAGGTGTAATCTCTGTAACAGCCCCGATAACTAATACAGGCAGTTCTTCTTCGGCAATTCTAGGTTTAGATCAGACTGCATTGAGTATCACTCG